TATACCAAATATTTCCTTCAGTACTGTTTGAGGTAATTGTCATACCTTCGCCAGAACCTGTTTGACCACTTCCAGTCAAATGTAATTCTGCATTACTACCAGAGGCTATTTGCAGTTGTCCTCTGTTGACAGTCGCAGTGCCGATGCCCACGTTGCCACTGCTGTCGATGCGCATACGTTCTGTGTTGTTGGTGGCCATAATTAAATTTCCAGCACCAACCACATTTATTTTACCACTAGGTGAGGTTGCAGTTGCGTGACCTTCTGTGAACTTATCCCCGCCCCCGCTATCAAATTCGATGCCCCCAATAATAGATGAGTAATCGCCTTTGATTGAGGTTCTAAAAGTGGAGCTAGGTGCCGCAGTGCCGATGCCCACGTTGCCGCTTGGGTCCACTCTAAATTTAGATGTTCCGTCATCCCTCACATCAAAGATGTAGTTTGCCGCAGTGCCTGTGGCCTCCACAATCATTACGTTGCTGTTGGTTTGGCCCTTAACATACAAGGGGACGCCGCCAGTGCTTGTAGTCCCCAGCCCAAGCGACTGTGTCGAGGCATCCCAGAAGAAACCTTGCGTGGTGCCTGTGCTGTCGTAGAAGGAGATGTCGCCGTTGGGCTTCACATAAAGCCTACTCGTTGTAGAACCCCCGCCGTATCCTGCAATCGTAAACCCGCCATCGGATGTGTTGTTGCGAAGGCGTAAAAATGTATCTTCACCAGACTGCTGTAGGAATGATACCTGTAAAGTTCCATCCGTGTCTTGCAGTTGAAGGCGGGGTGAAGACCCTTCAACATAAACAGCGTCATCAGCCGTCACCGTGCCAGTGACATCAATGCCGCCAGAGGTGGTTTCTAGGCGTTTTACTCCACCTGTGTAATAAAGTTCTGCAACACCGTTGTTACCGTAGAATATTTTATTACCACCAGCGGTGGCGATGTTTGGGTTGTCGGCCCAAATCCGTAAGTCACCAGAACCATTTTCTTTTATGTAAGAAGTGGTGCCGTCACTGAAAATTTCTAGGTCATTCCCCGCACCAAAGTAAGCCCTATCGGCATCACCGAAGGAAATATCATTACCGCCAGTAGTGCTACCGTTGGCAAGAACCTCTGACAGTTCGTTGTTGGCACCAATCTGGCTGTCTACATATGCTTTGATGGATTGCTGGGTAGCGAGTTTAACGGCACTGTTAGATGCCATGTTGTCTTCGTCTTTAATACCCGTAACGGTTGGTCCGTCAGCGTTTACGCTAAGTCCGTTTACAGTGTTAAAGCGTGATATACCCGCGCCGATGTATCCCATTAGGTAATCTCCAGAAGTGACACCGCAACATCAGCAGACGATGCTGTATTACTGGTAACCTTCAATGTATCTCCTGCTTCCATGACAACCTTCTGGTCGCCACCGATAACAACCAGTGACGAGCCAACAGGTACTGGTGCATTCTTGATGACATACACGCTATCCTGTGCGCCCGATGTTCTGGTACTTGCATCCAACTGGACATCAACCTCGATTTGACTTGTCACAATGTTAGCAACGGTCAGTCCGATAATCGTGGTCTCTGTCGAGGATGGGCATGTGTAAACGGTAGCGGCTGATGTTCCTATCGCCGTGTCCGTCTTTGATTTGAATGAGTTTGCCATAGTCCTATCCTAACGCAATCGACAGGGCGACAGCCTCGCCAGCGGGGTCGAAGTATGTCAGCCCCGTTGATTGGAAGTTGTCGCCGTGAATGACCTTTTCTGCTGGTAGTGTGCAGAAGATGGTACGGGTGCCGCTTGTCCAACTGACAGCGGCGTCTGAGTTACTGGACTGGAGTATTGTAGTTCTGGCGAGGGTTGTACCAGAAGCGGTGTAAGTCCCCACCCCAACCTCGAAGTCCGTACCGTCTGTGCAACAGTAGAATGTGGTATTGCCGTCACCGACTTCATTAAAGGTCTCAAAGCCGCCCACAGCACCGTCAAGGGTATACGCCCCGGTGCCAGTTGTGGTGGTTGTTTCCTTTACGCGGTCAGCAATAACCAGAGCCATTACTTCAACTCGACTGTCAGGTTACCAGCGTTGATGCGGAAGATATCCCCAGACGCGATTGTCTTGGATACATCAAGCGCACCGACAAACAGGATGTTGCCAGATGTTGCGGCGTCCGCGATGAATGCATGTGTCACCGTGTAGTTAGCCACACCAGATGACGCAGAGTATTCAATGTTGCTTGTGTTCGATACAGTCTGCTGGTCTGCCGATGAAGAGGTCAGTGTCCAGTCAGCGGCGGTTACCTGTTGACGGGTGTAGTTGGCGTCCTCTGAGGTTGTGTTTACCTCGGTGAGTGTGCCAGCCTCTGCGTCAGATACAGCGGTTGCCAGTCCAATATAGATGCTATCGCCGGGGGATGTGATACTCCCAGCGTTGTTTTTGAAGAGGAAACTAAGAAGTTTGTTCTCCAAGTATGTGGTTGCGGCGTTAGTCGTTGCCATGTCTTAACCCTCGTTTTTCTGATAGAAGTTGTCGATTGAGTTTCTCATTTGCTGTTCTTCTGTAATTCGCTGAACAGCGGCTTGGTACATCGCCCCATAACGCTCATTGAGACCAGCGTTACGGTTGAACATAGATGCCTCCATGAGACTGCCATATAGCAGTGCATCGCTTGCATTGTCTGTCAGCCAGTTTGTGAGGTTGGCCGCAGATAGTGCTGGGAGACGGCGGCGGTAACTAATCTCAACAGGTATGTTAGTCGCCGGGGTTGGCGCGACATAAATAGTCAAGTCGTCAAAGTATGAGTAATACTCTGGATTGCCTGTCGCGGTTCTGTCTGGCCAGAACTCCATCATAAATTCGTCTGACCGAAGAAGAAGCGGTTGGTGTGAGCCAGTGTTTCCAGATGTATAACCCGGAACAAGTTGTAGGTTCTCTAGCGACACCATATCAGTAGGCATCGTCAAGAATGGGTCGTTGGCTGTTAGTGATGAGGTCTGGCGTCTGCGAAACGCTGGTATCTTTAGGTCGCGTGACAGGCGCAGTTCAGTAAGGTCAATAAATGTAGGAACGGCGGCAGAGAACTCTGTGCCATCATCTTCCATAAAGTCTTTGATGTTTTGAACTAGCGTGTTGTAATCCATGTTTAACTACCGGCTGTGTGCGGATACCTTGCTAAGAAGGCCGCTGTGTTGCTTGCTGGCTCTGTCCTATCAGGCCTTGGATGTCTTAACGCTTGGGCATCGTTTACACGCTTTTTGCCAAGCTGAAGTTGCGGGTGGTCCTTGTCCAAGCATGGTGGACAGACGCGAAGCCCGTTCTGTCGCTTGTTCTCTATCTGCGGTTTGATATCTTTGTATGGATACCGTTGACCGCACCTATCGCAGAGTGCGAGAGATTTTTTACCAGATGCGTATCTGGACATCGTTAACCCAACTCAGGGATAATTCTGAAGTCAGAACGGTCCCTGTCCTCAGTTGCCGCAAGGTTAAAGTCCTCTTCGTATAACTGCTTTAGGAGAGTAATGCGGTCTGCCGCCATTGGATTTTTTAGAGCCATCTGATACGCCAGCCCAGAAACAATGGCTGGGAGAAACCGTGTCGGAGCGTCATACTGCGTGATAGAACCGTTTACACTATCTTCGATGCGGCGAATGCGATAATAGACCAGTGTATAGTTATTGTTGTCTGGAACTGGCCACACGGTAACTACTGGGTAATCCCGAAGACGCTCGACATAAATCTTAACTGGACGGCCTTCTGAATTTTTTGCCGCGATGCTCGCATACTCACCAAGGCCCATGCGTGTTATTGCAAGGTCTGACTGGGTCGCGCCCGTTCCGGTGCGGATGGTGTGGTCTAGGATACTGACGGTGTCTGCTGGGAGATTGTATGTCGCTGTGCCTTGAGTAAGGGAGAGCGTTGCTTCATCTACAGTCCAGAGGTTAATACCCCGGTTGGCGAAGTCTTGTGCGAGGAGGTTTAAGGAACGCCGTGCTGTGCGGAAGTCGCTACCTGAGTAGGCGCGACCAAGCCCTGCCCGTTCATAGGCTTCTTCAACTATCTCATGGATATCAAGATTGAATGTAGCTGTTCCCGAAGTAGCCATTCTCTCATACTTTCTAAAGCGTAAGCCGTTTCTTCTCTCCGCTCTTGGTTCCGCTTAATCTTTGTTAAGCGTCCCTGCTCGGAGACTGTTGTTTGCTTGTGGTGTCTGTGCGCCTTCCTGACGCGGCGATAACACATTACTTGCGGAACTTAGCGGTCTTCCTTGCTATTTTCTTCGGCTGTTTAACAAACTGTTTTCCAGCCTTGGTTCCTTTTCGTTTTGCCGCTGAGGTTGCGGAATACTCTTTTGATGAAAGAGATTTGATTGCCTTCTCCGGGAGGTAGCGTTCACCCGTTGCTTTAGAGCCAAGTGTGCTGTTCTTACCACTCTTCGTTCTCCACTTTTGCTTTGTCCATTTAGACAATTTGTTGGAAGACTTTTTCTTGCCAGCGTAAGAACCACCGGCATCTTTGTAGTATTTAACAGCGAGTTGCATGGCCCTTGCTGAGTGTTTTCCACCCATCTTCGCTTTTGCTCTAGCCTTTGCCGCCGCCCATTTTTTAGGGTCACGCTTTGTTGCCGTTCCCTTGGTAGCCATCAGGTCCCCTTCAAAACTATTACAAACCAAATGAATGCCACCACAGCCCCAGCAATACAAAGTATTACAAGGCCTATAGCACCCATCTCTATTAGTTCTTCTCGGCGTTGGGCTAGGGCCTTAGCCTCCTCCTGACGCCGTACTCGCGTTTCTCCTTGGAATCTAATCCAGTCGTTCCAAAGGCCGGGTCTGCCGCAGTAAATCATATACTGCTTCAACTCCTCCTCACGCTCCCGAATCTGTTCTAGGGCCAAGAACTCCTCCAGAGCATTCGCTTTTTCAGGGCTTCTGAAAATCGAGTTTTTCTTTTTGTTTCCTCGTTTCTGAAGTTCATCCTTTGCATTAACAAAGTCCGATATAGCTTTGCCTGCCTTTAGCAAATCCCCAGAATTGGAGACGGTTTGCTTTATAATCGCAAACGCCGCGTTAGCCGCCGCAAGTTCTGCAAGCACCGCATTTCCCCGCAATCAGTAAGTGGTTACAGACCCCTTTTCTATGTTCTTGGGAACGCAGTAGGCTGTTACTCTATCCCTTGGGTCTATGTGGTCGTAATACCTATAGTTCCCATATCTCTGGGAAATCTTGCTGGCGAAATAATTGCATCTGTTAATATCTTCAAAATACATGTCATTGCTTATCAGTGACCTCGTATCGCCAGTGCCGAGGTACACCAGAAGCAAAAAGACATGTTGCATTTATGCTGTGCGGTATTTACCGCCTCTACTTGCCGCACCCATACCCTTGCAAGTGGCACCACCATTCATCATTTTCTTTGGCTTGCCACCATATTTCATGCCTGAGTTTTTCTTTGACCACTCTTCCATGGTTTCAAAAGAAGCAGTGCGGTCAGCACCGTTCATTGGGTTCTTAGGGTCAGCGGGGTGAAACTCGCCATTCTTTTTGCGGTATTCCGCAAAAGCCTGAGCCTTAGACTTGGGGGTTTT